ATGCTGCTTTCAGACCTTGCCATCAGGCGCGCGAAGCCGAAAGAAAAGGCTTATACACTCAATGACGGTAACGGGCTTTCGTTGCTCATTGAGCCGAACGGTTCGAAAGGGTGGCGACTGCGCTACAGGTTTGCAGGAAAGCCCAAAATGTTGTCGTTGGGTGTGTACCCTGATGTGTCTCTGTCTGATGCCAGGGCGGCAAGGGATGAGGCTAAAAGGCTTCTTGCTGGTGGTATAAATCCAAGTGAGGCCAGAAAAGCCCAAAAGCGAGAACAGGCGAGCAAATTTGGCAATACTTTTGAGGGTATTGCTCGCGAATGGTACGAAAAGCGGATCGACAGGTGGTCATCGTCATACGCCGAGGAAATGATCGAGACGTTTGAAAAAGATGTTTTTCCGTACATTGGCGGTAGGCCGATCGCAGAAATTAAGCCGATGGAATTGCTGGCGGTTCTTTCCCGTCTTAATGACCGTGGTGCGACTGAAAAATTGCGTAAGGTTCGCCAGCGATGCGGCGAGGTGTTCCGGTACGCAATCATCACCGGACGCGCCGAATATAATCCAGCCCCTGACCTGGTGAGCGCATTTGCTCCACATAAAAAAGAGCATTACGCCTATTTGAAGGCCGACGAACTGCCGGAATTTTTCCGCGTTTTTAATACGTACACCGGAAGCCAGATCGTCAAACTGGCAATGCGGCTATTAATTCTGACAGGTGTCAGACCCGGGGAATTACGGCAGGCAGAATGGCAGGAGATCGATTTTGATAATCGTTTGTGGGAAGTGCCTAAAGAACGAATGAAGATGCGCCGTCCGCATTGTGTGCCATTACCAGAACAGGCGATAAAAATACTGGAGCAGTTAAAAAACATGACAGGCCAGTATCAGTTTATTTTCCCCGGTCGTATTCACCACAGTAAGCCAATGAGTGAAATGGCGATGAATGTGCTCATTCGTCGTATCGGCTATGCCGGGCGCGTTACTGGTCATGGATTCCGGCACACCATGAGCACCATTTTGCATGAGCAGGGCTATAACACCGCGTGGATAGAGACGCAGCTCGCACACGTCGATAAAAACTCAATTCGTGGCACATACAACCATGCGCAATATCTGGATGGTCGCCGGGAGATGCTCCAGTGGTATGCCGACTATATGGATTCGCTCGAGCATGGCGGAAATGTGGTGCATGGTGAGTTCGGAAAATGCGGGTGACTGGTTGAGTATACAGTAGTAGACTTTGAGCGATTAAGAAAAGGCTGTGTCTAGGGTCGCTCCTGAAAACCCGTACACCTCTGCGGGCTGGCACAGCCACTTTTACAGAGGGTGCGAGGTAGCACAGAGTGACTTACAATTCAAAAAGCTGTAGTTCTCTTGAAAAGGCATATTACACTCCAATTGAAGCGGCGCTACGTTGGTGTAATTTAATTGCTCATGAAGTTTTAATATTGGAGCGAGTGGGAGATGGAGTTTTACCTAGCGTTGGAATGTTCCCTCAATGGCCTTGCTTGCGTGTTAATGCTGAGAAAATTTTAGATGCAATCCATAATTGTGAAATTCCTTATGGTCGTGATGGTAAAACTGTTCAACCTGGAGAACAGGTTGCTAAGCACCGTTTAACCGTCCGTCATTCCGATCTGAAATCATGGATGTCAAAAAACTATCCCAACCAAAAACCAGCTTTCCTTTTTGATGCTGTTGAGCAGCAGTTACATGCTGGAATTACAGTCGAGGCATATCAAACTCTTCAGGCTGAAAACAAACGTCTTAATATTCGCTTAGATAATGCTATGAAGACTTTTCAACAGCAGAAAAATGAAATTTCCGAATTACAAGGGGAACGTGATTCACTACGACGAATGGTTGATAACTCCGTGCAAAACATTGACCAACGTTCTGAAACAACATATTTAAACATTATTGGAGGGTTGCTTTTTCTAATGTTAGGGCGTTCACCTGCTGGTATTAAGCAATCTGTATTCGAAAATCAAAGCTCTATTATTAGTAATTTATTGGGGCATTTTGAAGGTAAGCCGGGGATGAGTTCAAGAACGCTGGAAGCAAAGTTTGCTGAAGCCAATAAATCAATTAAATCGTAGTTGTAGTCCTATACCGCAATTGCGGTATCATTCACCGCAATTGCGGTGATATCCAATGTCTTACCTGCTTCAATGTCTCCCGTAGGCATCAATAAACAACGGGAGACGATTATCATGTCACAATCTTTAATTCGTATGCCAGAAACCATGCGCCGTACAGGGTATGGAAGGGCATGGATCTATAAACTCATTGCCCAAGGGCGTTTTCCTAAACCTGTAAAAATTGGCTCGCGAGCTATTGCTTTCGTTGAGAGTGAAATTGACGAGTGGATTAATCAGCGTATTGCGGAATCACGCGGAACAGCTACCTGATTAAATGGCTACGGGGCTATTGCCCCCAGCTATCCACCAGCAAATAAAAGTAACTTAATTCGATAGCAGGAGTTTTTATGAAATTTCCAAAAACGCCCGTACAGGGGCGGGGCTTCGTTCGGCCTGAAAACCAGAATCTGCAAAATTTCGGCGAAATTATCCCGATTATTTCCGGCGTTATTGGCGGGAGTGAAACCACTATTGTTAGCGCCAGAGCGTTACATAAGGCGTTAGGTGTAGGGCGCGTTTTCCGTTCGTGGATCAAGGGGCGCATTGAAGAATACGGGTTCACGGAAGGCGTGGATTATGAGGTTGTTGAATATTTGAGCCGACCCGATCCGGTGAGCGCAAAATCTCGCCAGCAAACCGCTCTTGAGTACATCATCACAGTGAACATGGCGAAAGAACTGGCGATGGTCGAACGTACCGAACAGGGCCGCGCCGTTCGCCAGTACTTTATCAAATGCGAGGAGGAGCTACACAAGGTTGCGCCTGTTCGTTCCGCAGCGTTACGCCGGGAACTGAAAGCCCGTATCACAGTTGCCAGCTACTTTAAGCCAATGTGTGCCGCGCTGGAGGCGTACCGGGCTGAACTGGGTAAAAACACACTCCAGCACCACTACACCACGGAAGCGAACATGCTGGCGCGTATCGTGCTGGGTGGCATGACTGCAAAACAGTGGGCACTGGCGAACGGCATTACAGGCGAACCACGCGACCACATGAGCACGTTGCAGCTTGAGCACCTTTCTTACCTTGAGCAGAGCAATATCACGCTGATTGAGTTAGGCCAGGACTACCACCAGCGGAAGGCTGAATTAATTCGTCTTTCGCAGCGTTGGTTAGCCCGTCGCATGGAGGAAAACAGCCATGTGTAACGCTCTGACCGTTACAAAAAGAGAAAGCGCCCCGTTGCCGGAGCGCCTTTGTGAACGAATTACCTACAGCACCGCGATGTTTGCTATGTGGGTGAATTTTAGCGACAAGTTCGTTCAATGTGAAGGCGCTGATCACCGTCGCCACAGCACGCCAGAAATGCAGAATATTTTGCTGCAAAATATCGTTGGCCACGCTGTCCGGAAAGCAAAAAATTTTGCTGGTGGCGCGACTGATGCGATTTTGTCAGGTCGCCAGGTGCTGATCAATCTGATGTCTGATTTCGTTCTGGATAAAACAAAGGCGACCGCAGAGAGCCGCCAGTGGAAAAGCTACATACTTGAACGCATCACCAACAATGCCACATTTGCGGCTGGTGGGCAATGTGATCAGTCAGATTTGGTTCGTTCCAAGGTTTGCAACGAGAGCTTTTTCCTGTGCTCTTTAAGGAATTTCTCAAGAGCAAACGAACAAGGTGCGAATCTTTCTGATTCATGTTCATGCGCTATATTTTTGCGTCGTCTCTTACGAGTTGGTGATGGTGTTTTGGTTGATTCTTTGTTGGTCATGGCGCTGCCCTGTAAAACGATGCACCGTAGTTCCTCACACCACGGCGCTGGTGATGGTTACTCCTGTTCTTTGGCCTTGCGGCGCTGGCGGCGTTTGATCTCGCCACGCATGGCTGTAACGATAAACTGCGCGTCTGTTTCGTTTTCCTCTTTGACCAAATTCATTTCGCTTAAAACTTCTAGAGGGATTCTAGCCGTTTTTTGTTGTGATTTGTTGTTGGTTGTACCCGTTGGCATTACTGGCCTCCTTACTGTTAGGTGGCGTTCAGTATACGTAGAAAAAAAAATAAAAAAAGGCTTGAAGTGCAAGTCACCTAAAAGTAGCATAACCCTCAAAGGTGACTTGCACCTTAAAGGCAAAGCCCCGCAAGTGTCGTTACCACTCGCAGGGCTTCTAACCACCAACGATAGCAAGATTATCGAGGTAGCTATGAGAAATCATACCACACACCCGCAAGGGCGGGACTCGCACAACCTGAATAAATACATCTGGCGTTTTATCGCTCTGAGCACGGCACAACCGCGCGTGATTCACATCGAGGCCACCAGCGAACAGGAAGCACGCCAGCAATCTCCTGATGGCTGCGTGATGGTATTCGCCGCCCGTATTCGTCAGGAGGTACGCCATGATTAACCTGTCACTTACCGACCTTAACCGCATTCAGTTTGACGAGAAATTTACCGGGCAGCTACTGGTCCATGTGGAGAACGGGCGCATAGTGCGTAATTACCACCTGCCGGATGGTGCAATTGCCGGAAGTGTTGAAGCATTGCTGGAGCTGGCAGAACGTGCGCGACTGATTAAGCCGTCAACGTGCCATCACGATGATGATCTGCATTTTACCGGACGCATGGTGAGTCACTACGAAAACGGCGTTGAAGTATCCCGCGAACGGCTGCGTGATAATTGCTGTTTCGGAACACTGCCGGAATTTATCGAATTGCTGACCAGTTGCGGTTATCAGGTAATTCAGAGCAAGACGCAGGAGTAAAAAACCATGAAAAAGAAAAATTCTGGCTTTACTGCCAGCGGCCCCGCTCGACCTGAAATCAGACACGGCGATATTTACCGCGACACCAGACGTGGGGGACGAGTGGTTATTCGTCACGTTACGCCAGGCAATATCACCTACCGCCGTGAGGCTTACGAATATGACTGCGTAATGCCGCGCCGTCAGTTTGAGCGTGATTTTATTCTGGTTGAAAACAAACAACAGGCAGTGGCAAGACGTGCAGCCACGAATATTAAAAAAATCCGGGCAATGTTGGTTGCGGGAGGTAAGAAGTGAAAAACGCACCGAATTTAAAATATCAGCCGAAGGATAAATTCACCGAGGTAATCATTTTTGCCGGGACGGATGCTTACGCCCATGCTCAACACTGGATTGAAAGCGAAGGACGAAAACACGGCGATAACGTGCCACCTGTTTACCTGGGGCCGAAGCAACTGGCAGACCTGGTGAATATCCGCATTATTGACGAGAAACGCCGCTTTGCACGTGTCTATCTTGCGGGGGAGATAGAGCCAATCCAGATCAACGCTATCGCTGAAAAACTGGCGCTGGCTGGCGTACAGGAGGCGAAATTATACAAAGGTATCACCGACCGGGAGCCGGAGAACTGGCGCGATTACCTGCAACGGATCCGCGAACAGGCAGAGAGTGGGGAAGTTTCAGCGATGAAATTAACCACAAAAAATATTGACCTACCCAGGCCAGCACTAAATCAGATGGGAGCCAGCCAGAGAGGGGAAGTGTTACTTGAATATTATGGAAGAGCACTGGCTATAAATGATGATTCTGATGTAGTTCACCATTACAACGGAATTGTCTGGGTGCCTGTATCTGATAAGGAACTCCAGCGGTCTATGGCGAAGATTTTTATTGATGCTGGAATCAGTTATTCGCAAAACGCCATTAAATTTGCCGTAGACACAATGAAATTGAGCCTGCCTGTTATGGGCGGGGCAGACAGGAATCTTATTGGATTCAGTAACGGGGTATTTGATACCCGGACGGGAAATTTTCGGGAGCATAACAAAAATGACTGGTTGTTAAATGCCAGTGAATTACCGTTCAGCCCGCCAGCAGAGGGGGAAACGCTGGCAACACATGCGCCGAATTTCTGGAAGTGGCTGCGTCGTTCGGTGGCAGATAATGATCGTAAAGCTGATCGCGTACTGGCGGCATTATTCATGGTACTGGCGAACCGGTACGACTGGCAGTTATTCCTTGAGGTAACAGGCCCAGGCGGAAGCGGTAAAAGTGTGATGGCTGAGATTTGTACCATGCTGGCGGGTAAGGCCAACACAGTATCGGCAAGCATGAAGGCGCTGGAAGACGCAAGGGAACGCGCGTTAGTAGTTGGCTTTTCGCTGATTATCATGCCGGATATGACTCGCTACGCTGGCGATGGTGCAGGAATTAAGGCAATTACTGGCGGCGACAAGGTGGCAATTGACCCGAAACATAAAGCCCCCTACTCCACACGTATTCCGGCAGTAGTGCTTGCGGTAAACAATAACGCCATGTCATTCAGTGACCGAAGCGGGGGGATCTCGCGTCGTAGGGTGATATTTAATTTCTCTGAGGTCGTACCGGAGAACGAACGCGATCCCATGCTGGCGGAAAAGATAGAATGCGAACTGGCGGTAGTGATTCGCCACCTGCTTACTCGTTTTTCTGACCAGGATGAAGCCAGACGTCTGTTATATGAGCAGCAGAAATCAGAAGAGGCTCTGGTGATAAAACGCGAGGGTGATTCACTGGTGGACTTTTGCGGCTATCTGATGTCGTTGGTTAAATGTGAAGGAATGATGGTGGGCAATGCGGGAATAGTGCCATTTAGCCCGAGACGATATCTGTATCATGCTTATTTAGCCTATATGTCAGCGCATGGCCTGGGAAAACCAGTATCACTGAAACGCTTTGGCACTGATATGCCGGGTGCTATGGCGGAATACGGAAAGGAGTATAAGCGGGCTAAATGCACTAAAGGCCCAGATAAAGGGCGAGTGATAACAAATGTTCTGTTAGATGATGATGCTGATGGCTGGTTGCCAGCAGCAACAGGGATTAACGACAGAACATAATACGAAATTTATAAGCTGAAACGTAAAGGTAGACGGTTGGTAGACAGTAATACTTAACCCTCTACCAACTATCTACCGGCTAAGTCATTGAATTATATAGATATTTTTAAATGTGGTAGAGAGTAGACAGTTGTTTCTATATTCCTAAACCACGGGGGGTATATAAAAACAGATAGTTAAGGGTTCATTTTTAAAATTTCTCTTTTAACTGTCTACTCTGTCTACCACTTTGAAAAAATCATTAATTATCAATGTATTAATGCGGTAGACAGTTAGTAGACAGTTTGCAGATTGTTTTTTTGTTATGAGTTAATAACATTAAATAAATCAATCAATTATATCGGTAGACAGTTGGTAGACAGTTGTAACGATGGGGCAAAGCATGACTAAGCTGACCATTAACAGAAAACCGAAAGGCATTTATGGCACGCCGCAGAAAACGACGCAGGCGGCACAGGAGCAGGATAAAACCACGTCGGCGCATAAAGTGATGCCCGGTAACCAGAAAGCGCAGCAGAAGCCCACAGGGGCGACACCGTGGCGGCATATGACCAAGCGCCAGCGCAAAAACCGCAGGCGCGTTAACCGCCTCACTGAGTTGTGGCCTGAATTATTCAGCCGGGAAGCACCGAAGCCGCTTAAGGTGGGGATATTCGACGACCTGATGCAGGATCTCGCCGTCAGGGGGCTGGCATTCGGGCCAGGGGCATTACGTGCGACGCTGGCATCTTATGCGCAGTCTCCGCGCTATTACCGCGCCTTAATGGCTGGTGGTGCACGTTACGACCTGAAAGGCCAGCCGTGCGGCGAGGTGACACCACAGGAACAACAGGACGCAGAAACGCGGCTGGTGGCGCTGAATGAGAAGCGCAAACGTCAGCGCCGGGCAGCAAAGGAGAAAACAGGCGCATGATTCACGACAGCAAAGCGGAAGCACTGGAAGCGCGTGGTCTGTACCGGAGAGCGGCGGCGCGGTGGGCTGAGGTCATCATGCTGGCGAATGATGACAAGGCACGGGAACAGGCGGCAAAACGTCGCGCGGAATGTATCCGCAAGGCAGCACGCCCACCAGCAAGGCAGGATAATTTCGGGGAGATGCGCGAAACCATCAGCCGGGCACATGCCGGGATGGGATTACATCAGCCCAATGGTAAGGCATTCAGGAAATACCCTGGATCGAAAAATTGCAGTCAGTGACGGAGGCCGGGATTTTTCCCGGCTTTTTTGTGCCAGTAAAAAACCCGCAGCCAGAAGTGTTGCGGGTTTTATTTTTGCAGGTGATTGAAGTCAATGGGAAGAACGCGATCATCATGCGTTATTGTTTCATAAATTGCAATGATGTAGATCGTCATTTCAGTTTGTGCAATCATAATCATTGTTTTGTTCAGGAGATATGACTATGAGAAAAGCCAGCGTGAAACCCGTTTTACTCGCTCGTGATCAGATTGAAGCATTACAGCGCATCCAGGACGAGGAACGCCGCAATTCTCCGCTGGGGATTGCTCCGAGCATTCATGAGGTCGCCCGGCGTTTAATGCAGCGGGCGCTTTATCCCGTAGAACGTCCGGCCTGATGGTCGTGATTTTTTGGTGAAAAAAGAGAGGTGGTAACAATGCCAGCAAGCAAAGAAGATTTGCGATTAAAACTGATGGAGGTGGTTAACGCTCTGTCAGAGTCGCAGGGCAGCACTCCGCAGGAGATTATCGAAATTCTGAATGCGATCCCCGCACAGGATTTCACAAAAGCAGACGAGGATAACGCGAATCAAAACATCGTCGCGTCAGTCGAAGATGAATCCTCACTGGCAGAAGCCCAGGCTAAAGCGGATTCCGCATACAGCAATATGGGGCGTCGCGCTCCGGCCCCGTTTGCTGGTGAAAAGTCGATGGATTACCGCAAACGTGCATTAATTGGCGCACAGAAGCTGGCTAAAAAATTCAGTGATGTGGATATTCGTTCCGTTTCAGATTCTGCAACGCTGGCGGTGCTGGAAGATCAGATTTACAAGGCTGCTCAGGAAAGTGCTCAGTGGGCCGTGGAAAACACGCCGGGCCATTTGGGTAAAACCGTAAGAATGGATGAAGCCGGTCGTCGTATTACTGAATATCAGGGAGATCCGAACGTCTGGCTGAACGCCTTCAAAATCCCTCCCCGTCGCCTGGTCAAAATTAACGTTGCAAGCCTCGCGGGGGCATGAAAAACGTGCTGAGTTCAGCCCTGCCGGATTTGGCGGGGCTTATTGCTTATAACCGGATAACATTATGCTTTTAACAGAAATTGAGGCGGCGAAGCAGATTCGGGACGGACAGCTACCGTCGCCTTATCAGTTTTCCAACATGTGGCTGGTTAACCTGCGTATCACAGGAACCGGAATGGCCTACCGCGCCGAAGAAAAAGAATTTGTCTGGCGTTCACCGCAAACTTATCTCAATCCGCAGTTCCTGGAACGTTGCGCCGGAGTACCCGTCATTATCGACCATCCCGAAAGCAAAACCCTTGAAGACGTGGGCGAACGGTCGCGCATTATTGGCACCGTCATGTTGCCGTATATTCGCGGTGACGAGGTGTGGGGCGTATGCCGGATTTACGGGCAGGAAATCATCGATTACATCCAGAAAGCACGGGGGGAGGTATCCACCAGCCCGTCGGTTGTGTTTTGTGGTGCGTCCGGTGGGGCTGAAGTTCCTGATGTAATGGGCGAGGACAATTTTTTTATTGAGGGTACGCCATTTCTTATCGATCACGTTGCGCTCGTGCCGCTTGGTGTTTGGGATAAGGGCGGGAAACCATCGGGCGTGGAAGTAACAACGCCGACAGCAGAAGAACAGCTTGCCGGAATGGTCCGGGACGTTATTGATGCGGCCTGCAAGCCAGCCCTGGAAAAACTGGAAGAAATATCCGGGCGGCTGGCTCAACTGGAAAAAGAAGGGTGAGTCATAATGCTGATGAGCAAGGCAGAATATGCCAAACACAAAGGCGTAAGCCGCCAGACAGTTTACGACTGGATCGAGAAAGGCGAAGTGGTCATGTCCGGTAAAAAAATCGATGTGGAAGCGACAGAACAGCGGAACAGCCCAGCAGCACAGGGAAAAGACACAGTTTCTGAAATGTGGCCAGAAAGAACGCTGGAAATGACGTGGGGCGAGTTCTGGAAAGCAGTTAAGGCCAGAGACGGAAAAATTCCTGCGCCGGCAACGGACGATGACATACAGCAGCGTGTGCAGGATGCAGCCGGGGAATTAGGCTGGGAAGTGCACTTTCTTGATGATGGTGCTATCTGCCTTGAGGATGATGAAGGGCAGCATTACTTTGAAAAATACAATTTGCGGGGTAATGCCAGGCTGGCAATTCGTATGCTGCGTTGCGAACTCTGCTATGTTGCAGGTGATTATCCCGATGAACTGGAATCATGGAGTGAAGCCGGGCTAAACGCCCTGGCTGAATGGGAAAAATCAGACCATCAATGACATCAAAAAGTGTCAAGTTGAGCAGCTTGCCAGGTTGACACTTTACACTCTGAACGCGAAAAAAGTGTCAACCTCGCTGTAAGCCCCGCCATTACTGGCCTTTCGCCAGATTTACCACGTCAAAAAGCCGAAAAAATCGCGAAAAGTGTCAAGTTGCCATGCTTAGAAATGCTAAGGTTTGATAAGGTTTTTCGCGAAAAAGTGTCAAGTGTGTCAACCTGCGATGTTAAGATTTGTTAAGGTCTTAAGCCGGAAAGTGTCAACCAGCCCCCTAAGATTTCCTAAGGTGTAAACCATGACCATCACCGAAGCCGATTTGCTGGAGATGATCCGCAGCATTGCCGGAATCAAACAACCAGCAAGCAAAATTAACAGGTGTTCAGCGCCTGTTTCCGTTGTGCTGCAACAGGAACGCCACCAGCAGTTACCAGGTAGTGACAAGCGCAAAGACCCCGATGGAAAAACATGGGAAAAGAGGGATTATTAATAGTCAAAAACTATTGACGCATCTGGTAGCGAATAACCTCATGAACTAAAACTACATATAGTGGTTTTGTTCAAATTATGACAGTATCAGCATTGTTTTTTTTCGTTTTCCCTATTGACATCTTCTTTTAATTGAATAGATTTAGCGGCAACCGAGCCCGATCCCCTGTTTCTCCGTAACTTTTTTGTTTGTGAGTCTCACGGTCGGGCCTTTTATTGTCAAAAACATGTGACGAGTATGATTGCCGCAAAGCCACATAAGGAATATTCAGAGCAGCTTGAGATTTTATTGAGTCGTGGCATGGTAATCAGAGATTGTAAGCGAGCCATGAGGAAACTGTCTCAGGTTGGTTATTATCGCTTGTCCGGGTTTTGGTATACGTCGCGCGTCATTCGCTGTAATGATGAAGGCCTTTCATTCAGGAGCGATGAATTTCTCCCTGGTACTACATTCGAGCAGGCATACGATCTTTATCTTTTTGATAAAAAACTTCGAATGTTAATGATGGATGCCCTGGAACGTATTGAGATTCATATTCGTTCCGTTATCGCTCATGAATTAGGGCGATATGATCCGCTTGCTTACAGAAAGGAATCCTACATAAACCAGCGTTATCTTAATGATGGAAAACCCAGCACGTTTACAAAATGGCAGAAAAAGCTTGATAAAAAGCTGGAAGATAGCCGGGATGAGTGCATTCTTTGGCATTTGAATCAGGGGAAGGAGATCCCTTTTTGGGTAGTTGTTGAAGCCTGGGATTTTGGCCAAATGTCAAAATATTACGCGATGCTGAATGGTGGTATACAAGCCAAAATAATTAAAAGATTAAATATCGACAATAAACAAACATTAACCAAATGGTTGCAATGTCTGAATCTTTTGCGTAATCGTTGTGCGCATCATTCCAGAATCTGGAATAGAAAACATGCTGGAATCCCAATACCAAATACAACCTTCTTCAATTCACTGAGAATAGATGCCCCTGCGAGTGAGCGTCTTTATAGTGCGATATGTATTATTTGGTATTTGGTCAAAATGATCGGGCCAAATTCTACATGGATCCGCCAGGTTGCAGATCTCTTTGACAAAAAACCCAATATGCCGGGATGTTCATACAGTTCTATGGGGGTGCCCAAATCTGGTTTTCCGCGTGAGAGATTTGGGGAGGCGCTTGGTTTTGTATGCGCAGATAATGATTCTGTGGAGCAAGAGTTTGAAGGGTAA